TATTTTAATTGAACCTCATATTTTAGAAAGAAGTAAGATTGCACAAAAAGAAGCAAAAGCTGAGGATTATCAAAAAGAAACAATCATAAGTTATGGAGATACAACAATTACAAAGGCCGAAAGTATACAAAAAGAAGCAATTGTAGATGCAAATTTATCCGATAATATTGGGGGTGAAAATAATCAATATGAAGTAACAATATATACGGCATCCGTTGAAAAAACTACCGGTGAAAATTATCAATATGAGACAACATATGATTATTTTGATAATACAAAAACATCCGCAGAAAATTTACAATATGAAGTGAGTATAGATGCTGGATTAGATTTACCAACGATAGTAACCGAAATCAATTTAGGTATAGAAACCTACGGACAAAGTGCTTACGAAACAATTGGTTTTGGGATTTATGCACAAAGTGGTTCCGCAATAAGAACATATTTTGATGCAAATAGAAATGTGGTAAAAGAAAGAATAAGAGTTCAATTGGTAACTGAGGAAAAAGAAAGAATAGTAACTAAATTTGCAGTGACTGCATCGGCAACCGGATTGGGAGACCCACGTGGTGGTTATATTTCAGATATTCAAACATATACGGAAACCAAATTAAATATTCAACCATTTACAGGATCAAATGGATTACCTACAACACCACCATCCGTTGGTGGAAATATTGTTGCAGTAAAACCAGTTAGTGGATATTTACCAACGCATTATAGAAATACAACGGATTTGACAAGAGGATTACAAAATTCTTTCTTTAGAGGTTCAAAAAATACTGCTGCAACAACATTGGATGGAACATCACCAATAGAAACATTTGTATCTAATCCAAATACATTGACAGTAAATAGAACGGGCAGAAATACTTCAGAACCAATTTTGGAAGTAGAATAACGGAATTTTAAAATAATTATATTTATAAACAAAGATAATATTATACTATGGGATATTTAAGTAATACAGAATTGACAGTAGATGCAATTCTTACCAAAAAAGGTAGAGAAAAATTAGCAGCTGGGCAAGGTTTAAACATTACACAATTTGCTTTGGCAGATGATGAGATTGATTACTCACTTTATGAGCCAGCACACCCATTAGGGTCAGCTTATTATGATGCAGCTATCAAAAATATGCCTGTATTGGAAGCTAATCCTGATGAAACACAAGTAATGAAATATAAGTTAGTTACATTACCAAAAAACACAACTAGAATTCCGATTGTAGAATTTGGTGTTCCTAATATATCAGTAAACCAAAGAAGTGGTGAAGTTGCATTATCTCCAACTACATCACCAGCGGGGAATAGAAGTTTGGGTTATACAATTTTATTATCTAACAAAAACGCCGGCGATATTGTAGGTGAAGGGGTAACATCAAATGTTGGTTCAGTGCCTTTGTTTATTGGAGATGATGTATCAGCAACAGCAGTTGTAGCTAAAGGTTTAACTTTTAAATTTATTCCAAACCCATCTTTAACTTCGACTATCAAAACAACAATTACAGTTTATGGTAACGAAACGGGTGGTTCACAAACTATTCCAGTAACAGTAACTTACGTTCAATAATAAAATACTATGGCAGTAATAAGAGACAATAGAGGAGCCCTTTTAGCAAGTAATTTATCACAATACTTAGCAGGTGCAGCAAACACCGCAGGAACTCCAGTAGATACTAACGAATTAGTTAGAATCGTAAACCAATTTTTAGGAACAGGTGAACAAATCAGCTCCGATATCACTACTATTAGTAATGGTATCTATAAAAAATTTGGAACAATAGATAAAGTAACAAATAGAACAGAAATCGTAACTTCTGGAATATGGAGTGGTGATACTGGTTCTTTAGCTGATTTTTATACTTCATCGATTCAATTAAATAGTTCAACGGGTAAATATTATTTAGATGTTTATAATGATGTAACATCTTCTGAATCATCAGAAATTCAATTTTCAATTGCATATGGTGATGTAAATGGATATGGTGCACCAACAGTAAATCAAGATGATAATTCTACACAACCAAGTAAAGCAACATATAATCAATATAAAAATATTTTATTAGATTCATCTGATGCATATTTTAGCGTTTATAGTGGTTCAGCAACATCATCAGCTGCAACAGCAACACATGATTTAACATCTTTTTACGCAATTAATATTAATAGAGCAAGATATAAAGAAAGATTGGACCCAGGTAATATTTCAATTAAATTATCAGGATCAGTTGGTGAAGTAGTTTTAATCGATGATAGTTTAGATTCTGATGGTTTAGTATCCGCTTCAGGTAGAGTTTATAACTTAGTAAGTGGTTCATTAAACATTGGTTCAGCATTAACTGCATCTATTGAAAATGTAACCGCATTAAATGGACAGGGTTATGGTTTATTCTATCCTGATATGGGTATTATATTGTTAAATCCAAATGCATTATCAGCATCGGTAGATGGTAATTTAATGACAGCAGCTGGTTCAACATCAAATCAATATCACCAATCAGGTTCAGTATCAGGTTCATTAAAATTATTTGATGCATTGAAAAAAGGTGCAGATTTCCAAGCAAGAAGAACTGAGAATGTTTCAACATCTCACTATTTCGTAAGAGCAAATAATAGAGAGTTTAACTTCTCAAACAATCCAACATTTGTAAGTGGTTCAGTTGGTGCATTCGCACAACCACTATTTGAAAGAGACCCTAAGGTTTATATTACAACGGTTGGTCTTTATGATGATGCAAATGAATTATTAGCAGTAGCAAAAACTTCTCAACCTATTGAAAAATCATTCGATAAGGAAATTGCAATCAAAGTTAAATTAGATTTCTAATCGGAGAATATATTAAATAATGTTAAACCCCCTGTTTTGGGGGTTTTTCGTTAAAGGAATATTTATATGTGATATGTTAAAAAGAATACCTAAATCAGATATTAGTGTAAGACCATTTAAAGCTTATAAAGAATGGTCAAAAACTTCAGCATCTGCATCTATACTTATTGCACAACAAAGTAATTACGAAGATACCACAATGCATCCAATTTCGGAAGGTCATTTAAGTGGTTCTACATATAATAAACATTCTTTATATGGTCAATTAAAAGCAACATTTTATAATGGTAGAGAAGATAATCCAATAGAAAGATTTGGTATTAAAACAAATACATTTACAATTATAACTGCTGCAAAAGAAAGATATATTAGTGGTAGTGCATTAGTTATATCGGTTCCCCAAAAATGTGTTGGAGAAGGTATTAAGAAAAAATCGGTAGAACTATATAATGGTTCGGCAACTTATGTAGATGATGGGTTTGGAAATCTAACAGGTACCGGAATAGATTTAACATTGGATGTTGTCAATTTTAATACTGAAGTTTTTCAATTTTTAGATTTGACAAACGCCATCAATTCATTTGAAATAAATTCGTTAAATTTAGAAAATAATACAATAAATGTTGTGTATAATAATACAGCTTATATTCTTGTATTAATAAAAATAGATTTTGAAAATAATGTGTTAGAAGCGCAGTAGTTGAAGTTGGTGTTGAAAAAGAATATATGTTAGATTCTAATGGTAAAACTTTTAAAGTTACACCTAATCCTGGAGTTAAATACATTCGTAAAAAAACTGAATTACCAAACGGAGAAACATTAAATTATCGTTACACATCTTCGGTAAATACATCTTCATATGCAGGATTTGAACATTGGGATTTAAGTGGTTCTGTTGATTCAACTGGTTCATTCTTAGCACCATTTATTACAACAATTGGATTATATGATGATAATTGTGATTTAGTAGCAGTAGCAAAATTACCACAACCAATTAAATCGGAAAAGAAAAGAATATGTCTAAAATATTAGAAACATACAAAGCACAACAATCAGCATTGGGCGTTGATAAAATCGGATTTGATGCAGCAGTAAACGCAAAAACTCCATATACTACAAATGACTTGAAAAAAGCAGATGAACAAGTATTGACAGCTTCTAAATTCAAAACCGGTAGAGGTGGTGAATTAAATGAAAAGAAGTATTCGGATAGTATAAAGAAATAATAATTAATGGCTAAGAAAAAAGTTACAAAAAAGAACAATCCTAAATGGGTTGCAAAAAAATATGGATTTAAGTCAGGTCTTGAGGAAAACATTTCAAAACAAATCGAAGGTAAAGGTATTGAGGTTCAATATGAGTCAGAAAAAGTGGCTTATGTTATACCTGCTTCTGAACATACTTACAATCCTGATTTTAAGTTA